ATCTACTTGTAAAGTATAAAAATGTGCTATGTCGTATCCTGACTTGGGTGCATCTGCTTCTGCTTGTTGAATCACAGCATTATTAATTTGCATTTCTTGTTCATATGTAGACAGTACGTCTCTTAATGTTTGTCCTGTACCTGCTCCTGCATCCTTGTCTAATATCTCTTTAAATTCTTGTGAGTCGTATATCTGTTTTAATTTAACTCTGTAAAGGTGTGGATACCAAGTTTGGCTAAATCCTTCTGCCGCTCTACTAATATCTTCCACAACATAAAATCTTTTAAGTGCTACATTGAAATCATTCAGTGCATATTCGTCTTTCAGATGAGGTAATTCAAACACATCACCTGGCATAACTTTTCTGCCCAATGTTTTAACACTGCTAGTGATAGGAATTGTCATAAACAATGTGTCGTTTTGTAAGAACAATCCAAATTGACTCATGTCAAAGTCAATATCTTGCACATTGTATATGCCTCTTAAACTGTACACATCTGTGTCGTATTTTCTGTCTCTATTTTCTAGAAATAACATATCTTGTATGTTGGTTTCTTTCACAGCATTGTATCTTGGCTGGCTTGGAGTGGCATCTGCTTCGTCTGTATTCTTAGGTCCTAGGTATTTGTGTACAAAAACATCGGTACCGCCCACAGTGAACATTTCCACCACGGTGTTGTCTAAGAATGTGTAGTCATTTCCCTTTTCTGGTTTATAAAGACTTAATCTTGGCATATACATATATTTATCGGACGATAAATATGTATAAGGAAAACTGTATGAGCGATTTAACAACACAGAAACAAGAAGTATATGACTATGTTTATACCAGCCTAGGTGGCGGTATGGTAGACGTAGAATTAGACCCTAATCACTACGAAACAGCCCTAACAGATGCATTAGATAGATTCCGTCAAAGATCGGACAACTCTGTGGAAGAAAGTTACATGTTTTTGCCTCTAGTACAGGATCAAAACGATTACACACTTCCAAATGAAGTGATAGAAGTAAGACAAATCTACAGAAGATCGATAGGTTCAAGATCGGGTGGAGGCGATGGTGGTACATTGTTCGAACCATTCAACCTAGCATACACAAACACCTATCTATTAGCAAGTTCCAACATGGGCGGTGTTGCAACTTATGATATGTTTGCTCAATACCAAGAATTAGTAGGAAGAATGTTTGGTTCTTTTATAGAATTTAAATGGAACACAACAACCAAAAAATTAACGATACTTCAAAGACCAAGACAAGGCGAAGAAGTGTTATTAGAGGCTTACAATTACAGACCAGATTCGGAATTGCTTAAAGATTATTTGGCAAAAAAATGGTTAAAAGATTACACACTTGCAAAATGTAAGTACATGCTAGGTGAAGCAAGAAGTAAATTTAACACAATAGCAGGTCCACAAGGTGGAACATCACTGAATGGTGATGCATTGAAAAACGAAGCCTTAGCAGAGATGGAAAGACTTGAAATAGAAGTTAAAACACAAACTAGCGGTGGTCAAGGATATTCATTCGCAATTGGTTAAGTCTTAGTTGACAATTTACTAAACATATAGTAATATACACTATATGAAACATCATCTTACTCCTTTATTTTCGGTACCGTTATATCAAACAGTTTTAGATCCCTTAGATCCTATTGAAGAATCATGGATTAAAAATTTAGAATTTCCTTCACAAAGTGTTGGGCTGTACAAAGCAGAAAACGAAGAACCAAAAAATGCAGGAATGCAAGTGTTGAATCAACCTCAATTAAAAAATCTTAGACAACAGATATTAAAAGTGATGAAACATTTTGTTAGCGATGTATTAGATATTGAACAAGATTTTGAATTGACAACAAGTTGGGTAAACAAAAATGGAAAGGGTGATCATATTATTCAACATTCACACCCAAATGCAATGATCAGTGGAGTGTATTATGTTGAAAGTGATGACACATCTGCTCCGATCATATTTAACAAGCCTTATTTTTACACAAATCTTTTTCACGACACAGTCAAACCAACTTTTAAAAATAAAAATAATAATCAATTCAATTTAGACTATTACGGTTTAAAGCCTAAAAAAAATGATCTGTATATGTTTCCATCTTGGTTGGAACACACAGTGCCGCCGCAAGATGCAGACAAAGATAGATTAAGTCTAGCATTTAATTTCTTTGTTAAAGGCAAGGTAGGAGTAGGAACAACACAATTACAATTATGATTATAGGAATATGCGGACTGATAGGTTCAGGCAAAGATACCATCGCTGACTTTTTAGTAAAAGAAAAGAACTTTCAAAAATTATCATTTGCTGACAAATTAAAAGACAGTGTGGCTGAAATGTTTGATTGGGATAGACAACTGTTGGACGGAAAAACAGATGAAAGTAGAGCATGGCGTGAAAAATCTGATGAATTTTGGAGCAAAGAAATGGGTAAAGATATTACTCCCAGACATGTGCTTCAAGTGTTTGGCACAGAATGTATGCGTGATGGGTTTTATAATGGTGTGTGGGTAAGTTTAGCAAAAAAGAAAGTTTTAGATAATCCAAACATTAACTGGGTAATACCCGATGTGCGTTTTGAAAATGAAGCCACAATGATTAAAGAAATTAACGGAGAAGTATGGTGGGTAAAAAGAGGACAACTGCCATTATGGTTTAAAATGTATCAGGACATTGGAAAAGAACCCAAAGATGTACATCCTTCTGAATGGGCATGGGCAAACACAAATTTTAATACAGAATTATCTAATAATGGCACCATTGCTGAACTTAAAAATCAGGTACAAGATCGCCTTGTTGCCAACGGATTCCTTCAAGGTGCAACGATCTCTGGCAGTTAGCACACACTGTTTTTAAATTATTAAACTTACAATTATTAAGATTACTGTCCACATGAAACACGTTAAATTGTTGTTTATACTTGCTGGAATGTCCACATTTATCACACTTTGTTTTAGTTCTATATCCAGCAATATACCATTTGGGTTGATAACCGCTGGGTCCTCCGTGCTTCAAACACATCTCACATTGCTTTCTATAATAAGTCTTATTGCCTTTTTTATAGTTCACAGCACAAGGTCTTTGGTTACATTTAGTGCATAATGGTCTCATACGAATGTATTTACCTGCCCTTTTTAACCCCTTTTTTAATAACACTTAATACGGCTTGATTTGACACATTGTCATAAATACTAGCAATATAAAGTTTTACACTTTAATAGGAGATAAAAAGATGGCATTAGTTTCACCAGGAGTACAAGTTAGTGTAATAGACGAAAGTTTCTACACACCAGCAGAACCGGGCACAGTCCCTATGATTTTCGTTGCTTCGGCAACAGACAAAACAAGCAGTTCCGGAACAGGAATAGCACAAGGTACAACAGCCGCTAACGCAGGCAAAGTGTACTTGATGACTTCTCAAAGAGAATTAGCAGAAACATTTGGTGATCCAATATTTAAAACAGATGCCAATAATAATCCTATCAATGGTGGTGAAACAAACGAATACGGATTACAAGCGGCTTACAGTTATTTAGGTGTTGCCAACAGAGCATACGTTGTGAGAGCAGATGTTGATCTAGGTCAATTAGAAGCAACAGCAACAGCACCAGCGGCAAATCCAGAATCTGGAACTTATTGGTTTGACACAGCAGTTTCAAAATTTGGAATATTTGAATGGAATAGTGCTTCAGCATCAACAACAGGTGGACAAACTTTTAGCAACAAAATTCCTCACGTAATTACAAGTGCAACACTTTTAAATGCAGGTGTTCCAAAAACTTCATTTGGACAAGCAGGTGATTATGCAATCGTGGCAACAACAGATGCCAACGAAATGTTTTACAAAAAATACGATGGTAGTTGGGTAGGCGTAGGTTCAACGGCTTGGGTTGCATCAAATCCAACTGTGTTAGGATCAACAGCAACAGCAGGTTACACAGGAACTATTGGTTCAGGAACAACTTTCACAATCACTATTAACGGTGGTGCAACAACAATCACAACATCAGGTACAACAGCAACAGCAGTGGCTTCAGATATTTCAGGTGCAGGTGTTTCAGGTTTATCAGCAAGAGTAGTAGGCGGAATATTAGCAATCTATTATGATGGATCTAATGACCAAGACATTCAACTTGGATCAGGTACATTAGACATAGCAATAGGTTTAGGTATTGCAACAGGAACATATTACGTTCCAAAACTAACAACTGCCCCACACACTTCTGTACCAGCATACAAAACTGGTGACGCAGAATCAAGACCAACAGGTTCTTTATGGGTTAAAACAACAACACCTAACTCAGGTGCGAAATGGTCAGTTAAAAAATTCAACGGTACAACAAAGTTATGGGAAGACATAACAGCACCAATTTATTCAAATGCCGAAACAGCTCTATACAATCTAGATAGAACAGGCGGCGGATTAAATCTTGCTGTAGGCAATTTATACATTGACCATGACACTGGATCAACTGCGTTAGAGCAAACAATTTTAAGAAGAGAATCTACAGGTTCAACAAAAGTTACAGGTACAGCAATCACAACAGGTATCACAGCAGGTAGCAAAACATTTACTATTGCTGAATCAGTTGTAGGACAACTAGCATTGAACTCAGCAGTAACAGTTAGTGTAACTCCAACAGGAGCGGCAACTGATGCTGATTTAATAGCAGGTGCTATTAACGGTTCAGGATTCACAAACATTGTGGCAAGTGTTGATTCACAGAACAGAGTTTCAATCGAACACAACGACGGTGGAGAATTTGACATCGTTGACACAAGCGGTACTTTGGGTGAAGCAGGTTTCACTGGTTACAACTATGTTACCAAGGCAGGTACAGCAAACTTGTACACAACAAGCACTGGATTCAGAGCAAGTAACTGGAAAATTTTATCATACACAGCAAGTGCCACAGCAGTTACAACAACTGCGGCAAATGGACAATTATGGTACTCATCAATTGTTGATGAAGTAGACATAATGTATCACAACGGTACAGACTGGAAAGGTTACTCAACAGTAGCAAGTTCAGATCCAGCAGGTCCACAAGTTAAATCAACTGCTCCAACTACACAATCAGATGGAACAGCACTTGTTGAAGGCGACTTATGGATTTCAACAGCAGACTTAGAAAATTATCCAACAATTTACAAATGGAATGCAACTTCGTTAAAATGGATTCTAGTTGACAAAACAGATCAAACAACAGAAAATGGAATTCTATTTGCTGATGCTAGATACGGTACAACAGGTGGTACGGCAACAGTTGCACCAACAGGTACTATTGTAGAATTATTAGCAAGTGACTTCTTAGACACTGATGCTCCAGATCCAGCACTATATCCAAAAGGTATGTTGTTATGGAACACAAGACGTTCAGGTTTCAATGTTAAGAAATTTACAAGAAATTATGTTGATGTTACAGCAAACAACACAAGAGGTTCAGACAGCGGCAGTTCAATGGCGGCTTACTATCCACACAGATGGACAACTGAATCGGCTAACCAAGTAGATGGTTCAGGATCATTTGGTAGAATAGCACAGAAAAAAGTTGTTGTACAATCATTACAAGCAATGTTAAATTCTAATCAAGAAATCAGAGATGATGAGTCTAGATTGTTTAACATTATGGCAACACCAGGTTATCCAGAATTGATTGGCGAAATGATTTCGTTAAACAATGACAGAGGCTTGTCAGCATTTATAGTTGGTGACTCACCAATGAGATTAACACCAGATGCAACAAGTTTACAAAATTGGGCATCAAATGTTAACCTAGCAGTGGAAGACAATGATAACGGACTTGTAAGCACAGACGAATATCTTGGAGTATTTTATCCATCAGGATTCACAAGTGATAACTTTGGAAACAATGTAGTTGTTCCATCAAGTCACATGATGTTAAGAACTATTGCTTTAAGTGATCAAGTTTCTTTTCCATGGTTTGCTCCAGCAGGTACAAGACGTGGCGGAATCACAAATGCAAGTTCAACAGGTTACATTAGTAACGAAGGCGAATTTGTTTCAACAGCATTAAATGAAGGACAAAGAGATACATTGTATTCAAACAATGTTAACCCAATTACTTTCATAACAGGTGCTGGTTTAGTCAACTACGGACAAAAAACAAGATTTGCTGGAAGTTCTGCATTAGACAGAATTAACGTTGCTAGATTAGTAATTTACATGAGAAGTCAGTTAAACAAATTAGCGAGACCTTATGTTTTTGAGCCAAATGATAAAATCACAAGAGATGAAATCAAAGCTCAAGCAGAAAGTTTATTACTTGAACTAGTTGGTAACAGAGCGATTTATGACTTCTTGGTTGTGTGTGACGAATCAAACAACACACCTACTAGGATAGACAGAAACGAGTTGTACTTAGATATTGCTATTGAACCAGTCAAAGCAGTAGAGTTCATCTACGTACCATTAAGATTGAAAAATACTGGCGAAATAGCAGGATTATAATAGATAAATATTATAGGAGAAACAAATGAGTATATCTACACTATCAAAAATTACAGTACCTTTAGACAGTAACCAATCTGCTTCTAACCAAGGTCTGTTAATGCCAAAGTTACAGTATCGTTTTAGAGTATCACTAGAAAACTTTGGTGTATCTACACCAACTACTGAACTAACAAAGCAAGTTGTAGATATTACAAGACCTAATTTAAGTTTCGAAACAACTACTGTTGACGTGTATAACTCTAAAGTTTATCTAGCAGGTAAACACACATGGGAAACTGTTACACTTACATTAAGAGAAGATGTTAGCAACAACGTACAAAAACTTGTTGGCGAGCAACTACAGAAACAATTTGACTTCTTTGAAATGAGTGCGGCGGCATCAGGTGCTGATTACAAATTTGTTACTAGAATTGAAATATTAGATGGTGGTAACGGAGCAAACACTCCAAACACATTAGAAACATTTGAATTATACGGTTGCTATATTGAATCAGCAAACTATAATCAATTATCGTACAGTACAAGTGAACCAGTTACTGTAACGTTAGCATTAAGATACGACAATGCTATCCAAACTCCTCAAGGTTCGGGTGTAGGAACTGCTGTAGGCAGAACTGTAAACACTTTGATTACGGGTGGCGGAGCGTAATTTTCGTAAGCATTTAAAAATTTAAAGTATTGAAAAGGGGACTTTTTAAGTCCCTTTTTTGGTTTTTAACACATCACTTTTTACAGCACATAAATACTGTACATGGCAAATTTACTCAAAGGTTTTTTAGACAATGTTCTTAAAGGAACACTCAATCCTAAAGGAAATCTAGCAGATTTCAGCCATGCTTCTAGACTGTATGTAGATGACAGTTTCAGATTAGCACCCAAGCAAAAATTTTTATACCATGTGGTTTTTAATATCAACCCAAAAGCGGCAATCACAGATCCGCCATTAAGTAATCATCAACGAGAATTGAACATGTTGGTGAAGGCAGTAGACTTACCACAATACACTGTGGATATGATTACTGCACAACAATACAACATAAAAAGAAAAATACAAACAAAAATTTCATATGATCCAATTAATATCACTTTTCATGACGACAACTATGGAGTAACAACTGCATTGTGGGAAACATATTATAGATACTATTTCAATGATGGAAATTATGCCAGTAAAGATACCCAAGGAAATCAATCCACTAGCACAGACAGAGCTTACAGTAAATCAAATGTATTAAAAGAGAAAAAAAATACCAAAAATAGATTTGGGTTAGATTCGGATGCTAATATTCCATTTTTTACAAGTATTCAAATTTATCAAATGGCAAGAAAAACTTACACTTGTTACACATTAGTAAATCCAATTATACAGAGATGGCAACACGATTCAATGAACAATCAAGAATCAGCACCAGTACAAAATCAGATGTCGGTTGAATATGAAGCAGTATTTTATTCTAGAGGTAAAGTACAAGCCAACGGTGCTCCTGCTGGCTTTGGAAAAGAACACTATGACAAAACTCCATCGCCTAACAGTTTATCAGGAGGAGGATCTACAAGTTTACTTGGAACTGGTGGCGTATTATCAGGATTGTTTGGAGCCAACGATGGCCCATACACATACATTGGTAGTCAACTAGGAGGAGGCAGACAAGGAATAACTCTTGGTTCAATAATTAGAACAGCCAATAGATTAAAAAATGCAAAAAAATTATCTAAAGAAGGATTACGTCAAGAAGGATTCAACATCTTAACAGGAGCAATAGGCAGAATAGGAAATACTGCTGACCAGGCTTATGGTGTGCCAAATACTTTTATAGGCAGAAGTGCTTCTAATATAGGTAAAGGCTTACAAACTATAACAAAAGCAGTAATAAGGAAATAAATGTCAAACATACCAAAACAAAACAATGATAGTGGTGCACCAGTAAAAGAATTTTTCAATGAATATTTCAATGACACTATTGCTTTCCCTAGCAACGATGTTGATGCTGTTGTGGGTTATTTTGAATCAAGAGGATTTGATAAAACTGCCAGCATATCTACAGCAACAGTAATTTTACAACAAGCAAAAATAGACGGTGTTAAAGTTTTTGAATTGATAGACACTTTGCAAGGCATGGACAAAGTACAGTTAAGTTACATTGTTACAGAAATTTTAAATCACAATAGATCAAATACATCATCACTTGGTTATAAAGTTAAAACTGAAAACAGTCTTTCAGAAAAACGTAACATAGTAGTATAATCCAATGGCGAAATTCGCTCAAGGTAGATATCAAATAAAAAATGCAGACAAATATATTGGAGGTAGAACTCCTCTATATAGAAGCAGTTGGGAATTTGCTTTTATGAAATTTTGTGACGAAAGTCCCAGCATACAAAAATGGGCTAACGAATCCATAAGAATTCCTTACAAACATCCTATGACTGGAAAATTCACTATATATGTTCCAGATTTTTTCATTGCCTACACAGATAAAAACGGAAGACCTCATGCAGAAGTGATAGAAATTAAACCTGAGAATCAAACACTGATAGAAAAAGTTGGAAAGAGCAGATACAATCAAGCACAACTGATTATTAATAGAGCCAAATGGGCTAGTGCTCAGATGTGGTGCAAGAACAAAGGATTCCGTTTCAGAGTAATCAACGAAAAAGATATCTTCCATGGCGGTAAAAGATGAGTGTTCTTAAAATAAAAGAATGTGCATGGCCTTGGATTAAAAGTTTTAGAACATACATAGACATTGGTGCTTTCGACGGTGACACATCTGCTCCATTTGTAAAAGATTTCAAAAAAGTGATAGCATTCGAACCCAGTCCTTTAACATTTCCAAAAATTCCAGACACAGTTGAAAAATACAATGTTGCTTTAGGCAATCAACATGAGATAAAAACACTTAAAATTCCTGGCGGAACTGGAAATCCTGTTCATGGTAGTCTTGTAAGATATGGTAAAGGTATCATCGAACACGAAGTTTCTGTAAAATGTTTAGACGATTACAATTTTGAAGACGTGGATTTTATAAAAATAGATGTGGAATGGTATGAATTAAAAGCATGTCAAGGTGCGGAAAACACAATTAAAAAATATATGCCTACCATAATGTTTGAAAACAAAAGAAATGAAGCAGATAACTGTATGAGATATTTGCAAACACTGGGATATCAAATCAAAAAGTACAAGTCAGAGACCATAGCCTACACTAAATAAAAATACATATATTATGACCAAAAAATTAGAAGAACTGCTCAACCTTCCAGAATCACAAGAGATAGTGAAAGAAGAACAAGAAAAAGCACAGGCAGAAGATAAAAAAACAGAAAAGAAAAGCAAAAGTATTGAACAACAACAAACCACAATGCGAGACATTGCCGAGTTTGACAAAATTGCGGCGGCATTACCAAAAGTTGATGGCTTAGGAGAATTAGGAGATTCAGAACTGGATGATGTTGGCACACGTGCTATCACTGCCTATGAAGATCTCATGGATTTGGGTATGAATGTGGAGAGTAGATATTCTGCTCGTATATTTGAAGTGGCAGGCAATATGTTAAAGACCACATTGGATGCCAAGGTAGCGAAAATAGATAAAAAATTAAAAATGGTTGATTTACAACTTAAAAAACAAAAACAGGACCAAAAACAGGGCGATTCCGACGCAAATGTGGTACAAGGAGAAGGATATGTAATATCTGATCGCAATAGTTTATTGGAGAAACTTAAAAACATGGATAAATACAACGATGACAAGTAAATTACAACAGTACCTAGCAGAAAGCACAAAAACGTACCCTTTTAAAATAGGTGTAGCAGGCGATTTGCCAGAAGGTTTCGCTGACCATTTAGAATCAGCATTAGAAAAATTTGTAGTTGTTAAAATGAGCAACGGCAAAAAAACTCCAATACAACAAAGACCATTGGATTTTCCTGCTCTTGAAAATGAAAGAACAACATACTTTGAAACAGAATTACAATACCCAACAACTCCACAAGTTTTACACCAAGTCATTAAAACTTACTGTAACATGCCAGAAAGTCATATCATAGTAAGAAATCCTAATGAACCACAAGAAGCATATCAAGAAGAAAAATCAGATGCACCTTACGAAGCAAAATTAAACAGTGCATATGAAGATAGCAAAGACGAACAAAAAACAGTGGGCAATTCAAGAGTTATGGATTTATTAAAAGAATTAGAAAAAGCACGTAAAGAAAGAAATGCACCAGACGCCGCAGGCGAAATTAAAGCACCAAAAGATGGTGGAGCAACTGAAAATGCAGGCGACAGCAAAAACACAATGTCACCTATTTCAGGCAAGTCGAAAGGTAAATAGTAACATGGACATAAGAGATTTTTTAACAAAAATAGATGCTATTCAAAGCAAAGAGCAAATGAAAGAAGATGTAAAAAAAATACATCTTAACGAAGCATCACAAGTAATGTTGTATGGAGATACTCCAGAAGACATGAATGCTATTGCACAAATTTTTAAAAACGCAGGAGTAACTCCTCCAGCACCAGTTGAAGGTCCAACACCAGAACCAGAAGCAGAAGCAGAAGTAAAAGCAGTTGAAGAAGTTCCTGGAAAAGCATCAACAACACCTGAGCCAGAGTATAAAGATACTCAATACATGACAAAAGATTTATCAGGCGGTATAAACAAGATCAAAAAAACATATCCTAAAGTTGCAGACGGAGATAATCCAATGGCATTTGAAAAAACTGAAGAGGAAGTTCACTCTTCTATCAAAGAAACTTTGCTACAAGCCTACCAAGACTTTAAGAAAAACGCATAGTCAAAAAGCAATTCTCCATCAATTTTCAGCATAAGTATTGTATATGAGTAATAAAAGTTTAGATGGCGTCCTTACCAAAAAAGCACACCAACGAGAAAAATTTACAGAAGAACAAATAGCAGACTTAGTGCATTGTTCAGATCCTGTAACAGGATACGATTATTTTGCAAAAAAATTCTTTTTTATACAACACCCTGTAAGAGGAAAATGTGTATTCGAACCCTTTGAATACCAAACAAAGTTGTTATCAAGTTATCATAATTTTAGATTTAATATCAACATGCTACCAAGACAGAGTGGTAAAACTACAACTGCCGCTTGTTATCTTTTATGGTATACAATGTTTCATCCAGATCAAACAATACTAATTGCCGCACACAAATACACAGGTGCTCAAGAGATTATGCAACGTATCCGTTATGGATACGAACTATGTCCTGATTATATCAGAGCTGGTGTAACAAACTACAACAAAGGATCTATGGAATTTGAAAATGGATCAAGAATTGTTTCAGCAACCACAACAGGAAACACTGGTAGAGGTATGTCAATATCTTTGCTGTACTGTGATGAGTTTGCATTTGTTAACCCAGGAATAGCACAAGAGTTTTGGACTTCTATTTCTCCAACACTGGCAACTGGAGGACGTGCAATTATTACAAGCACACCCAATTCAGATGAAGATGTGTTTGCAACAATATGGCGTGAAAGTCAAAACAAATTTGATGAACATGGTAATGAACAAACATTAGGAATAAATGGATTTCATGGATACACCGCATCGTGGGACGAACATCCAGACAGAGATGAAGAATGGAAAAAACAAGAGTTAGGACGTATTGGTGAAGAAAGATTCAGACGTGAATATGGTTGTGAGTTTTTAGTTTATGATGAAACTCTAGTAAACAGTCTAGTTTTAACAACGTTAGAAGGGAAAGAACCCACACTCAATATGGGACAAACACGTTGGTATAAAAAATTAGATGCTAACGCAACTTATGTGGTGGCACTGGATCCAGCAATGGGAACAGGTGGCGACAATGCCGCAATTGAAGTTTTTGAATTACCGTCATACACACAGGTAGCAGAATGGAAACACAACACAACTCCTATTCCGCAACAAATAAGAATCATGCGTGATATTTGCAATCACATAAAAGACGAAACGAATTCTGCAGGATCAAACATCTATTGGAGTGTGGAAAACAACTCAATAGGAGAATCAGCACTGCTGGTGATAAACGATTTTGGTGAAGATTCTATCCCTGGATTGTTTGTTTCAGAGCCTATTAGAAAAGGTCACATAAGAAAGTTTAGAAAAGGTTTTAACACAACACATAAATCAAAAATCACTGCTTGTTCTAGATTAAAAAATATGATTGAAAAAGAAAAACTTAAAATAAACAGTAAACCGTTAATAAGTGAATTAAAAAGTTTCATTGCTTCGGGCTCGTCATTCAAAGCAAAATCAGGTCAAACAGATGATCTAGTCAGTGCTACTTTGTTGATTATGCGTATAATCAGTGTGTTAAAAGATTGGGATCCAAAAATCTATGCATCATTCAGTCAAGCAGACGAAGATACAGCAGACAGAGTCATGCCAATGCCTATATTTGTAAGCCACTAACAGATAAATATATTATATGAACTTAAATGTTATAGCAAAAGACCTTTTTAACAAGATCAGAGGACAATTTCCACAGGTTACGTTGGGCAATTCAAGTGGACAAGCAACCACTGAGCCCACTGAAGCAAGGTTTTTTGACTTCGATTTCAAAGAGAGCGGAAACACCCTAGGAAAGGTAAGTATTAGTATTAGTGAGGAAGATGGGCTGGTTGTAATGCACAGCAAAGACTTTGTTGAACAGTCAGATGAGCCATTAAAACACGGTTGGTACAACTTTTTAAAAGAATTAAGAAGTTTTGCTAAAGCAAGAGTGCTTGGGTTTGATACAAGAGATATCACAAAAAGCAATCTTGAAAAAAGAGACTATGATTTTTTAGGACAAGGTAAAGAGGTAGAAACAGTGAGCGAATCAAATTTATACGGTACAACAAAAACAAGTTTTCAAACAGTTGGTGAAGCAAGACTAGTAATCAAACATTCAGCACCTGTGAATCCAGCAGTAGCAGGCGGACGTACTCACAGAATAGAATCTCTTTTTATAGAAAGCAACGCAGGCGAAAGATTCAAATATCCAATCAAACATTTGAACGGTGCTAGAGCAATGGCTCGTCACGTATCAGAAGGTGGAAATCCATTTGATGACTTTGGTAAACACATTTCAGAAATGAGTGCAGAGTTAAATCAATTAAGAAAATTCAAAACATACATGAACAGATCAAATGTTATGGCAGAAGGCTTAAAACAATATCAATCTGTTGTGGATGAAAGAATTGAAGAAATTAAATCAAGTTGTTTAAAATTACAAAAACAAAACAACTATAAAGAAACTTTTGAAAGTTATAGCAAATCAGAATTAGCAGAAGTTCCAGAAGATGTTAAAAAATCTTGGATTGATGAATTAACTATTAAAACATTTAACGAAGAATTACAAGATGTATTTCCTTACATCTATAAATTGGTTTCAGAAAGAACAGCAATAGAAGAATTAGGACCAACATCATTTGAAGCACATGGATACCAAGGTGGTGTTGAACCAAGAACTTTAAAGTACGATCTAGTTGGTGACTTTGATCCTGAAAATCCAATTAGTGATATGGAAATAGACAATGTTCAAAATTTATTATCCAAAGCAGGTATTTCAGCAGATGTACAATCTGATCCATCAAACTTTCAAGGTGTAGTTGTACACACAGATAATAATCCAGAAGAAATAGAAAAAGTATTAGGTGGTATGATTGAAACTGTGGATAACTTTCATGAGTTTGAATCAGCAATGGATGATATTGTAAGAGAAGACAACGGATTGTTTTCACAAGATGCAGATGCACAGGCAGACGCATTAGAACAATTAAATCAATTGATGGCTAAACATTTTCCAGCAGGAGTGAACGGCACAAACGGAATTGAAAGTTTGCAAGGCATTATAGATGATGAAGAATTAAATTCTGAAATTGAAAAAGCGGCAAATGAAGATTCAGATGCTTGTATGCGTCCAATAATCATGGATTACATTTCACAAAAAGACCCTACATTAGTTTCGAAAATTGAAACAGGCGATATGAAACAAGAAGTAGAAGCAATTACATTTGAAGACATTAAACCTTATGTGTCTATGTACAAGGGCAAAGATGGAAAGATTGTGCATGATATATTAGACAAAGACGGCAAAAGTGTAACAACGTTTAACAATGCCAAAGATGCAATAGATTTCTTAAGCAAAAATTTTGACAAATTAAAAAAAGGTGATACAGAAATTAAAAACGAAAACGAAACAGATTACGAAGGTTCAATGGACTATGAACTATCAGGGGATGACGGAGAAGTAGCTCACGGCACAATACACTACAAAGCAATCAACGGTGTGGTTGATCCAAAATCGCTAGAAGGTAGTTATGAATATGATGGTAATCATAAAGTTGACGATGAGTACGCAAATCAAATGATTCAACCAGGTGGCGAGGAACACGAAGAAGCACTGAAAGCCGCTCAAGAAGATTATGAGTATGAAGCAGGACGTATGAAATCAAAATTTGGCATGGAAAATCAAGACGATAAAGAGTTAAGCAACAAAGAAGAAACTGTAGAAGATTTTGTTAAAAGTTTCTTTGACTACACATCAAATCAATTTCCTAAAGGTGAAACAGCAGTATTAACTTCGGTAGAAAAGAAATTTGGCGACAATGCTGTGGCAACTGCACAGGAAACAATCCAAAACTTAATGGCAAATAAAGATCCCGAAATTGCCAAAATCAAAAAACTAGCAGGCGTTCAATAAAAAACTTTACCATTATCGGTTGACTAAATAGTAATATTAGTATATTATTTGACTTAATGTTATTTGTATATACTAATATTTTAAAGGCACATAACATAATAAAAAACAGGCATAATAAAGGAGGCTTAAGATTATGGCAACACTACAAGAGATAAGAGCAAAACTGAAAGAACAAGAAGTTAAATCAGGTAGCTCTAATACAAGAACAGGCGGAGACAACGCCATTTACCCATTTTGGAATCTAAAAGAAGGAGAGCAGGCAACTGTTCGTTTCTTGCCAGATGGCGATAAAGAAAACACTTTTTTCTGGAAAGAAAGGTTAATGATCAAATTACCTTTCGCAGGAATCAAAGGTGAAACAGATTCAAGACCAGTGCAAGTACAAGTTCCATGTATGGAAATGTACGGCGAGTCTTGTTCAATCTTATCCGAAGTAAGAGGATGGTTCAAAGATCCTAAATTAGAAGATTTAGGAAGAAAATATTGGAAGAAAAGAAGTTATATTTTCCAAGGTTTTGTAAAAGACGATCCAATCGGAGAAGAATCAACTCCAACGAATCCAATTAGAAGATTCATAATTGGTCCACAAATATTCCAAATAATTAAAGGAGCATTAATGGATCCAGATATGGAAGATCTTCCAACTGATTCAACAAGTGGTGTTGATTTTAGAATTATCAAAACATCCAAAGGTGGATATGCTGATTATTCAACATCATCATGGTCTAGAAAATCAAGACCTTTAGCAGAAGATGAAAACAAAGCGATTGAGAGTAATACACTTTTCAATCTTAATGATTTCCTTCCAAAAAAACCTAGCGAAGTTGAAGTTAAGGTTATGAAGGAGATGTTTGAAGCATCTGTTGACGGTGAAGCATATGATCAAGATAAATTTGGTCAATACTTTAGACCCGCAGGCTTGTCATCAAGAACAGGTGATCCAATAACTCCGAAAGCAGAAACTCCAGCACCAGCGGCTGAAGTGAAAGCAGAACCGGTTGTTGAAACACCGCAAGAAGCACCAAAGCCAACTGCTGAATCAAGCGGAAAAGCAGAGGACATCTTAGCAATGATAAGAGCAAGACAACAAAAATAATAAAGTATATTGTTGGGGAGGCAACTCCCCACACAACTTGAAGGTAAAAAATTATGGTGAAAGCATTTGACGTTTCTAAGTTTCGTAAAAACTTAACTAAATCAATCACAGGCATGAGTAGTGGATTTAACGATCCTACTGATTGGATTAGTACAGGTAACTATGCCTTAAATTATCTTATTAGTGGTGACTTCAACAAAGGTGTTCCGCTAGGTAAGGTTACTGTGTTTGCAGGAGAATCTGGTGCAGGTAAAAGTTACATCTGTGCAGGTAACATTGTAAAAGCGGCACAAGACCAAGGCATCTTTGTGGTATTAATTGACTCAGAGAACGCACTTGACGAGAGTTGGCTTAAAGCTCTACAAGTTGACACAGCAGAAGATAAACTTCTTAAACTAAACATGTCAATGATTGACGATGTTGCTAAAACTATTAGCACGTTCATGATTGACTACAAAACAATGCCAGACGAAGAACGTCCTAAGATTTTGTTTGTAATTGACTCACTTGGTATGCTATTGACGCCTACTGATGTTGATCAGTTTAACAAAGGTGACATGAAAGGTGATATGGGTCGTAAACCTAAAGCACTTACATCGTTGGTTAGAAATACTGTTAACATGATTGGTAGTTGTAACGTAGGATTAGTTTGTACTAATCACACATATGCATCACAAGATATGTTTGATCCAGATGATAAGATATCAGGTGGACAAGGCTTTATCTATGCATCATCTATTGTAGTAGCAATGAAAAAATTGAAACTAAAAGAAGATGAAGACGGTAACAAGATATCAGAAGTACGTGGTATTAGAGCAGGTTGTAAAGTAATGAAAACACGTTACGCAAAACCGTTTGAGGCTGTACAAGTTAAGATTCCATATGAAACTGGAATGAATCCTTACTCAGGACTTGTTGATCTTTTTGAGAAAAAAGGCTTGCTTGTTAAAGACGGAAACAGACTAAAATATATTGATTCTAAAGGAGTAGAAAGCAAGGAATATCGTAAGGTATGGGAAAGTGGTGGAGAACCATTAGACAACATTATGAAAGAGTTTTCAGATGGTTCTAATTCTATAGAAGAAATTAAAGAAACAAACATTAGCACAGAAGAGGAATAAGACATGGAAGGAAGTCAATTAGTTGAAATTTGGCAATTTTTTAAAGAATACCTCGACAGGAAACAACCTGTTAAGGTAATTGCTGAAAAATTTGTAGATATAATGGCAGACTATGGTATCGGAGACGAAGAGTTTCGTGAGGCCTTGGGTGCAGATGATGATCTTGATAAAGCAATTCAATACTATTTGGATGCTGAATCTGAGGACGAGGACTTTTAATGGCTGGTTGGTATCAGAAAATAGCAAGAGATATTGGTGTTATTCCTGATGCCATCAGACACTATGAGGACGAACTAGAAGTAGCAAAGTCAGAAATTAGAATCAGAGGCAATCTTGAAAAAGCATCAGCAGATATGCCTGGGATTGTTGAACAAAGATTCAATCAATTACAAGAAATAGAAGCAGTCTTACAGTATATGAATATCGAACTACGTAGATTGCGTTCGTCACATTTTAAAAAATATCTAGAAAACTATCAAAGAGCATTGTCCAGCAGAGATGTTGAAAAATATGTAGACGGTGAATCAGATGTGGTTGATTATGAAAAAATAATTAACGAATTTGCACTGTTGAGAAACAAGTGGCTAGGTATTACCAAAGGACTCGATCAAAAACAATGGCAAATGACCAATATTGTTAAGTTAAGAGTGGCTGGCATGGAAGACGCTTCCATATAACACATTACCAAAAAACATTCCAATAAATATTCAAAATGAACTTGAATATTCCATCATACATCATCACAATGCAAGGCAATCAAACAAGTGAATTGCTATCTCAACAATGTTTCGATTCTGCCAAAAAATTTAGTATAGAACCAAAAATTTTCCCTGCAATTCATGGCAAACAAATAGACATTGAATGGAAAAAACACAATTTGAAAGATTTTAAATTTAATCAAAGAATAAAAAAATTAAGTTTGGGCATGAAAGGGTGTACGTTATCACATTTTTTATTATGGAAAAAAAGTATAGAAATAAACAAACCTATACTGATACTTGAACACGATGCATTAATAATCAGACCCATTCCTCACAGCATTGTTGCTAAATTTGACGAAGTGTGCAATCTTGATAGACTGAGTAGATTAACTACAGACTATGACAACAAAGTTCAAGAACATCGTGGAGAAGGTGTGACTGTGTTCATGAAATCAAGACCAATGGCATCAGGATTAGAACTGTATAATAAAACACACATTAAAGGTGCTCATGGTTATGTTGTTAAACCGCAAGGTGCTCAAAGATTAGTGGATTGGGTATGGGCCTCTGGTGCATTGGCGTCAGATGTTTCCATCAACAGCATAAGTTGTGTGTTAACTTATTCAGATACCAGTTATTGTCGAATAAATCCGCAGTTCTGGAACTCAAAACGAATGAAGGGCACCAATTCTTTTACCAGACCCAATAAACAAGATAAGAAATTAATGAGAGAGGCTAATAATGGAATTTGACAAACTACACATTGGCGGAGACTTACCTATTAAAAAATCTCATGTGATATTCTTCAGTTGTGATCCTGCATACTGGGCAGAACATGGACAATACTTGGCAAGAAGTACACTGTCTTTAAACAAAAAGAATCTTATCCACATACATGTACATATGATCTACGAACACAATCAAACACACAACTTAGAAAATTTAATCCAAGACGAAAATATAACATACACCTATGAAACTCACAGCGAAGGATTTTATGATCAGTTTCAATTAGCAAAGGATCACCCAAAGTTTAGTAGAGGACCAGAGATATGTAACACAAAATCAGACGATGAACTAAAAAGAAAAATATATCTATCCAGTGCTAGATTTTTTTATTTTGATAGATTTTTTGAAAAATTCCAACATGTTGTTCAACTGGATTCGGATGGTATTGCTAGAGAACGAATTCCTTTACACGAATTCAAACTGATTTCTTCATGGCCCGCGGCAATGCGTAAACCCAAAGATCCGAGTGTGTACATTGCTAGTTGTGTGACGCCTGGAATAGGTGAACCTGGCGATAAATTTAAAAAAGAATTATCACAAAACATGATTGAAGCATTTAAAAAACCAATTTATTGGTTTGTGGATCAACATGTATTGAAGGAATTATTAGATGCAAGAGAGTTTGTGTCTATACCTTATAAATGGAACAGTTGGGGACTTAAATCTGGTGGAGAAATATTCAGCACAGCAAAAGGCAATAAGAAATATGGATTTAGATACAAAGCATTAAAATATGCATGGTTCGATGACAAAGACAAATTGAAATTTCATAAAAATATGTCGGACAAAATACAACTGGAAAAGATGCAACAAAAAATGGCAAAGAAAAATAGAAAAAATGACAAATCCTAAAGGATACATTATACATTTAAAAAATCATCAAAAATCTGTTGAATGGAGTAATCATGCACTTACAACAGGACAAAAATTTGGATGGAAACTAGAACTGTATGATGGTGTCGATGGCACAAAAGAAAAGTTAGAAGACTACAAAGTAAAAATTTACCCACACAATAAAAAATGTGTTAGACTGTTATCAAGACCCGGAACACAAGGATGTTTTCTCAGTCAATACAAATTATGGAAAAAATGTTTTAAAGAAAATAAGGAAATTTGTGTATTTGAACATGATGTTGTGTTTAAAAAACCTTTCAGCATTGAGCAAGAATTTTCAGACATTTTAAAGTTTGAAGGATTCCAACCTACTAAACCAATGCCTGTAGGACAATGGTGGGAAGGTGCTAGAGCATACTGTTTGAAGCCTTCTGGTGCTAAAAAACTGTTAGATTTTGTTAAGCACAAAGGAGCCATGCCAGCAGATTGGTGTATCAACAATGGCATATTGGATGTTAAGTTTGATTTAAATAACAAAGTTACATTTGATTCAAAAAAATTTAGTTTCACAAAGGATTTAAAATGAAAAGGTTAATATTTCAAGTAAGTGTAGGTAAACCTAGCAAGTTGTACACCACTTGTATCAACAGTGTGGCAGAATATTGTAAAAAATATTCAATAGATCACATAGTGTTAACGGAACCAAAACTAAAAATAAGACCAGATCCTTCAAGAACAGGTAGAAGTTTACAAGCAGTGGAAAAATTAGGTTACATGCCTATTTACGAGAAAGAAAATGCTTTTGAATACTTTGATAGATATGATCAAATTGCAATAGTAGACAGCGACATATACATAAAACCAACAGCACCTGATATATTTTTAGACTTAACACAAGAATATGACTTTGGTGGTGTTGCTGAAAGAGAATTACCGTTGACACCTAAATATAAAAACAAAATTACCAAATACTCACGCAGTGCTTTCACCAATCTAAAAGACGTTGATTGGCATTGGAATCACTTAGGTGCTGAATTTTACAACATGGGACTGATGGTGATGAACAAATCGTTTGCCAAATACCTTAAAGGTCAAACACCTAAAGAATTTATTACTAGACCAGAATTTAAAGATTTTGTTGATGGTGTTGGTTTTTACAAATGGAGCACAGACCAAATGTTATTAAACTGGTTTGTAAAAAAAGAAAAAATGAAATGTAAAAATATGGACTGGCGTTGGAACTCTTTGTACACAGCAGTAACCAAAGACAGACAACATGAAAGTTTCTTCACTCACTTCTTTTTGAGAGATCACCTACCAGAACGTGGCGAAAACATAGAAGAGATATTAAAAAAAATATGAATATAATTTTACAACATTGGACAGGAGAACTAGGTCCTCTAGAATTGGCATCTAAAGCAAATATGGAGAATTATGCAAAATATTGCAAAGCGTCATATGAATTAGTTTTAGGTAATCAATTTAGACCAAAATTAAATCCTTGCTGTCAAAAATTAATAATGCTGGATGAAAAATTTGACATATATGATGATGTGCTAATGGTAGATCTCGATATGTTTGTAACAAAACACGTTAAAGAAAATATATTTGATATACCCGGAGTTGGATTAAATTCTGCAATTCAACAGACATTGTTTGCTTCTATGCTAAAACATAAAAAATATAAAACATTAATGGATAAGGATGGTCCTTTTTGGGGAGGAGCATTTTGGAAATTTACAAATCAGCAAAGAAAACAGTTAAGAAAATTTATTGTCGATAGTGAAATGAAAATCTTTAATGGAAATTTCAATGACGAAGGAATAATACATAGATTAGCAAGTCAAGCCAAAATGAAACAAGCAGATGTATCTGAAGAATGGTGCTGGGGAAATTGTTTTCCTGGTTATGAAAAAGCAAAAATGATACATATTAGACACAAGTTCAAATTAGAAGGACCAAAAGTTTCTAAAATAGAAGTTTTAAATCAATTAAAAAAAGAAGGAGTTGTTGAATGAAGATATTAGTAACCGGTGCTACCGGATATATTGGTGCCCACTATGTTAAAATTGCGGCAGAACATGGTCATGAAGTGGTCGCCACTGATTTTAATTTTAATCAAAATAACATAGAAAAATATTCATCACGAATTATTAATTGGGACTTTCGTAAACCATCTCCAATGAAGATGTCGTTTGACAAAGTAGTGCATATTGGGGCAATGGGTAAAGTTCCTTTATCAGTAAAAGATCCTTGGTTATATTATGAAACGAATGTAGTTGGTACAAAAAACGTGATCGACTTTGCTGAATGTGATCACTTTGTTTATTGTTCTACTGGTTCAGCATTTGATCCTGCCGCGTCACCATATGCGGCTACAAAGTACGGTGGTGAGTTACTCACAAAACAGTTCAAAGAGAATCACAGTCTTGTTCGGTTCTATAATGTGTGTGGTAATAACGGATTTGATAAATTTGATGACGAATATTCTCATCTGATAAGAAAAGCGGCGGCGGTGGCTAACGGTAAGTTTGATACATTAGAAATCTTTGGTACTGATTATGATACTCGCGATGGAACTTGTATTAGGAATTATACCCATGTTATAGATATTGTTGATTCTCTACAAAAGTTGGTAGAAAATAAACCAACTGGAGTTATTGATTGTCTTGGATCACCAGAAGGCGTATCTGTTAGGGAAGTTATCGATACAATGTGTAACGTATCAAAGAAAAACCTACATGTCATCGAAAGAGAAAGACGACTGGGCGATATTGCTGTATCAACTGTACCAGATAAATCAATTCACTTCGAGCAAACTAAATCAGTTGCTGATATGTGTATAGATGCTTTGGAGCGTGAAGTATGACGTTATGGGAAAGCATGTTAGTAGACATTCAATCTGAATTTCAAAATAAAGAAAAGTTCTTACAGCATAAAACTATTTCTAAAACAATAAGTCCAAATCAAAAAGGTAATACATTAAATCATTTAAATTACGTAAGGAAAAACGAGTATTTTTTAAATAAAGTTTTGCCTAAAGTCCTTGATTCAAAAGTTGGTGACCCAAAACTATTCGAAGGATTCAGTCAAGGAACTGCTCAACATTGTCATTACTTAATGGTCATGCTGGAACATCTTGGTTTAGAGATTACAGACTTTGATCATATATCCGATATCGGTAGCGGGTATGGTAATTTCTATAGAATGGCAAGGTTGTTGGGATATAAAGGAAATTTTGATATTGCTGATTTCCCAATCATGCATGAAATACAAGAATACTATATTAACCAACATAATCTTGATCTTCCAAATTTTATCGGAATAAGAGATTTAAATCCAATTAGTAAAAGTATTCTTTTTGGGTTTCATAGTATTAATGAAATGCCTCTTTCTGATAGAAGCATACTTGAGAAAAAGTATTATCTTTATGACCATGTAATGATACTTTACAACAATAAGTTTGACGGCATTGATAATATGGAATATTTTAGAGATTTAAAAGAACGCATGAGCAAAGATTTTACAGTAAACATAATTCAAGCACCACTGAAAACTAACGGCGCTTTTTTTATAGGATCAAAAAAAGAGGTATAAGTTTTGGAAACACGAAACCCAAACGATTTATTAACGTATAAACGATTTGATGTTGTTGTCAAATATATGTATGCGTCAAATTTATCAAGTGAATTTTATAAAAATGTTTACAAAGAACATCTTGGAATTTGGAATGGGTTTACTGAAGGAAATCCAAAAAAGAGTGGGTTTGAAGATTTTGATAATGCATTTAAATCGATTATTAATAACACAGTTGATGAGCCAGTTCCAGTGAATCCTGAAGGTCATATTGCCAACGGTGCTCATAGATTAGCCGCCGCATTATATCATCAAAGACCTATTAATACTAGAAATACAAATTCAAATGAAAATTATTCTATTGAGGCTGATTATAAAGTTTTTCATAAAAAAGGATTACAAAGGCATATGTTACAAAGAACTGCATTAGAGTATGCAAAACTTAAATCTAATACTCATGTCATATGTTTGTTTCCTATCGCTCATAAACGCATCGACGAAGTGATCAATATAGTTGAGAAACATTCTAATATATTTTATAAATCATCTGAAGTATTAAATGGCACAGGACAACTTGGTTTAATAAAAGAAATATATCTTTCTGATGGTTGGGCTAACGAAAAAGGAATAAGAAAAAAATGTAATGAGTGTTTTAGAGGAAATAGCAACGTAACCTTTCTGTTAGTAGATGCACAAAATCTTGAAACTGTGAAAGAAATGAAAAATGAAATTAGATCATTATTTAAAGTTGGTAACCATTCTGTTCACATTAATGACACTCATGAAGACACGATTCGAATAGCAAAAACAGTATTCAATGACAATAGCATACATTTTCTTAATAACAGAAAAAACGTTTCGTTTCCAAATTACAAAAAACTAATGTCTGTCATGAAACCAAATGACAATGAAATCATTACAGGTTCAACCGTACTATCGTTGTATGGTCTTAGAGACTGTAAAGATATAGACAAAATTTATTACAATAATCCACCGGCTGACTCTCATAATCCATATGTAGGAACACTCTATAAATTAACTCTAGATGATATTTTAAATAATCCAATGTATCATTTATATTACAATGGATTTAAATATGTGTCTCTAGATGTAATAAAGAATATGAAGGCTATAAGAAATGAACCAAAAGATGTTATAGACGTGAAATTAGCAGAGGAAATAAAATGAAAAATTTAATTTATCAAGTATGGGCTGGTGAAATGAGACCTGGTTGTAGGTACAGTGAAAAACTTTTTAGAGAATATGCAGAAAAAATTGGGGCAGATTACAGATTAGATATAAGTCCTAATATTGCCAGTAAGCATGTTCGTAAAGACGGTATGTATTTTGAATGGTTAAATCCTATGTTAGACGATTCATTCCTTGAATACGATAAAGTCTGTGTAATTGATCTAGACGTGTTTCCAGTTGAGAACTTGACTACAAATATTTTTGACGAGCCAATCAAAGACTTTGGCATCTGTACTGAACCTTTTCAAGGTAAGTATCGAGAATCTACAACTATAGGTAAAAACATAAACAAGAAAAGTGATGAACGGTGGGCTCAAGCGATCAAATCAAAATACGGTGCAACTATGCCTCGAGATGCTGACGGTTATCTAAAAGTATATAATGCTGGTATGGTGATGTTTACAAAGAAAGGTATGCAACTTGCTCGAGAAAAATTTGTACCTTTTCAAGAATATATGAATCATATTAGAGCCTGCGGCTTGGGAAGGTTCTACAGTGTGGATCAGAATTATTTTCATGCCATGATGGTAACGCATAGTGAATATACTGAAATGGATAATGGCTGGAATAATTATGTTCACGGTGTCCGTGGTCCTTTAGCATTACAAGATCCAGTGAATGATAGTAGGAACGCATTAACTAAATTTGTTCATATTCAATTAAGTAGTGCAGATTATTTTAGTGATGAACAATTATATCATATCACTAATTCAGCAAGATCAGAATGGAAAGTGGAAGGTATATTATGATAGTAGCAAATCTTAAAGAAGCAAAAAACATTAATGAGTATCAAACCTCGTTAAAACAACAGTTGCAGAAAGCACATGGAGAACAATACACAGATTATCTAGACGAAATTTCTAAATTAACAAAAAACTCTCAATCTTATAGAGAAATAGGAACGTTTCAAGGTGCTTCTACATCTACAGCAATGATGAATATGATCCCATACATCGAAACTATTGATCTTGACTTTGTTCATATTAATCCTCACAAACATATTTTTGAAACACACGCACAACAAAATCAAATAGAATTTAAAATGATTCAGACTGATTCGTTGAAATATAACATAGATAAAAAAACGGAAGTACTTTTAATAGACGGATATCATAACCCTAAACACGTGGCAAAAGAATTGGACAAATATGCTCCGTGGACAATACAAACTATTGTTCTACACGATACAACACTATTTCCAAGATTATGGAAATCTGTACAAAATTTTTTATCGTCTCATCAAGATTGGAAACTTGTTTATAGACACACTGTAAACGCAGGCTACACTGTATTAGGAAAGAAATAAAATGAGTTTAAAAGAAATTTTTATAAAAAACAAATGTGATAAGGCTACTAAACATAGATATTATGAACTATATGAAAAAGATTTTAGTGAATTCAAAAATCAGGATATCAAAATATTAGAAATTGGAACGTTCAAAGGTGAAAGTACTCAATCCTGGATTGACTATTTTGATAAAGCACAAATCTATACAGCAGACACATTTGAAAGAGTTACTCCAGACAAAATTTCCGCTCTAAAAAACAACCGTGTACAATGGTTCAAAGTTGATAGTACTTCACTAAATTGTAAAGAAAATTTTAATAATTTAGGTATTCAGTTTGATTTTATCATTGACGATGGACTACACACTCCCGAAGGACAAAGACTAACTTTTGAAAATTTAATTGACTTTTTAAAACCTACAGGATCATATTATATAGAAGATGTTTGGATGTTAAACAAAGGAAATAATATGTCGCATTGGTGGGTTAAAAAACATTCAAAAGAGTTTACTATGGAAAAATTTAATAAATTAATCGATTCAATTAGTAAATTTAAAGTAACAGAACACGATTTCAGTAGTTCTAAAATTCCTGACAGTTACATATTAAAGATTAAAAAATGAAAGCATTTATTATAACTCTGATGAAAGATGTTTGGAGTTTGTCATATGCTGAACGTTGCTTACAAAGTATCCAAGACACAGAAAGTGATATCGAAGCCACACTGTTCGATGCCACAACTCCTGAAACAATTTTTCCTGTTGCATGGACTTGGCCCACTGGCAAGAAGATCACTTGTTCAAAAACAAATTTATTGTTAACACCCTACAAAACATATGACAATAATAAACGTATAGCCGCGGCACAAAGTCATTACAAACTCTGGAAACATTGTGTTGGTATTAATGAACCTATTATGATATTAGAACATGATGCAATATTCACACACAAATTTGAAGCACCTAGTACAACTTTAAATGTAGGAGCATACAGCATAAATGATCCTAAGGGTGCAACATTCAAATCAAAAGACTATTCCAATAAGGTAAAAGAAGGATTTAACACAGTGCCTTGGGTAGCACCAGAAAATATTCCTCAAGGACTGCCAGGACACTCGGCTTATGTGATCACACCCTGGGCGGCTCGAGACATAATTGAAAAACAAGACAGCATAGGGTGGTGGCCCAACGATGCCATAATGTGTAAACAATTATGTGAATGGTTGTATGTGTACAAACCTTTTTTTACCAAAACACAAGGCACCAAATCTACTACTTCACTGTAAATTTGCCAATAAATATTTCAATATGAAAGTTTATGTAGGGTATGACACTAGAGAAGATATTGCATATCAAGTATGTGAGCATTCAATTAACTCACATTCACCAGACACAGAAATTGTGCCATTGAATCAACAAACACTACGACAAGACAAGTGGTACTGGAGAGAACTGGACCATTTGGCTTCAACAGAGTTTACATTCACAAGATTTTTAATACCAGCATTAGAAAATTATAAAGGTTGGGCATTGTTTTGCGATTCGGATATAATCTTTTTAAAAGATATCAAAGAACTTTTTAGCCAAGCAGATGAAAAATATGCTGTGATGTGTGTAAAACACGACTACACTCCTAAACCAGGAATTAAGATGGATGGGCAAAAACAAACTGTGTATCCAAGAAAAAATTGGAGTTCTGTTGTGCTGTACAACTGTGGACACAAATCAAACGAAAAATTAACAGTGGATTTAGTAAACAATCCTAATTATGATGGAGCATATTTTCATAGATTTTCATGGTTGAAAGACGAAGAAATAGGCTCGCTGGATCACAGTTGGAATTGGCTTGTGGGTTGGTATAAAACTCCACAAGATGGTGAGCCCAATGCCTTGCACTACACGGAAGGCGGACCTTGGTTCAAAAATTATCGTAATTGCGAATACGGTGATGTTTGGAAAAAATACCTTAACACAATGATGAACAGTGAATGATATGCACTATTACTTTGATGGTCAGGATGAAATACTACAACATTGGAACAGCGGTTTAGGCGCTCATTATCTTCCATGGGAAAATATTAAAAGTACACCAATAGAAAACACAGTTAGTTTTAGAAGTCTTGCCAAAAGAAAAATAATCAGAGAGTGTATAAAGACAGGTAGACCATTTTATTATATCGACACAGGATATGTGGGTAATCTTATAAAAAAGAAACTGTATCATAGAATTGTAAAAAATGATGTACAACACAGTTTGGTGTTTGATGTGCCTGACGATCGTTGGAGGAAGATACAATCAAGAAGTCCTGAATTAGAATTTGTTGAATGGCGTAAAAATCACAAAGGTAAAATTTTGTTAGTTGTGCCAAGCGAAAAGCCTTGTAAATATTACAACATCAGCAGAGACCAGTGGGTTGCTGAGACCATAAACACATTAAAAAAATATACTGATAGAGAAATTATTATAAGAGATAAAGGCAAAAGGTATCAGAGAGTTGGTGAAGGCAGTGTGCCAAAATTCTTAATCAAAGAAAAAATTTATGCCACAGTAACTTATCAATCCATAGCGGCTATTGAAAGTGTGTGTGCAGGTGTGCCAGCATTCACTATGGAAAAAACTGCGGCAGACAGTGTAGTATCACAGGATCTAAGTAAGATAGAATCACCATTTTATCCAAACAGAGACCAAGTACACAAATGGCAACATTGGTTGGCATACTGTCAATATCATATCAGTGAACTTGGTAGTGGTCAAGCAGTGCGGATAATGAAGGAACACGGACTATTATGATAAGTGTTGTAGGTTATATGAAAGTTATTCCGCCTGGAAATAAAAAACCACAAAAGCCTTTGATAATAAAAAACTTTATTGAAGGTGTGAATAGATGCGGAGATAAAGGGATAATAAGTAATTCTTGGACAGTGATTCCAGCAGATGTTTCTGTGTTGCAAGGATTTGTGCATCAGCAACCTCAAAAACACAGACATCTTATGTTGAGAAAAACTGTGTTTGAACAACAGCAAAAAAGAAACAAACGCACCATGATTGTGGATTCAAGTTTATTTTTGTATGCTGATCCTACTCAATCAAAAAATTATTTACGTTATGGTTATGATGGAATTTTTCCTAACACAGCAGAATATTGTTATGATAATCCAGACCCATTGCGTTGGGAAGTAATTAAAAAAGATTTAGGTATAGATTTAAAACCTTGGAGATTGGGCGGAGGCAAATACATTTTAATCTGTTGTCAAAGAGATGGCGGATGGAGCATGGGAGGATTAAAAGTAAATGTTTGGTTGCAACACGCAATTCAACAAATAAGAAGTTTTACAAAAAAAGAAATTAGAATAAGATTTCATCCAGGAGATAAATCATCTAAACAATGGGTTTCTCTTGTAAGACAATGGATAAACAGTGGACAATCAACTTATCAAAACATTGTAATCAGCGGTGCTAAGAATTTAATAGACGAATTTGCTCATGCTCATGCAGTTGTTGGTCATAATTCAAGTCCAACTGTGGCATCAGTGATAGAAGGTATACCCACATTGGTAACAGATCCAGATGGTGCTCAAATCAAAGGTGTTAATTTAGAAAAATGGCAAGATATAGAATCTCCTAAAGAGTTTGATAGAGAACTATGGATCAGACGCATAGCACAGATCCATTGGACCTTAGATGAAGTAAAACAAGGTTTAGCATGGAAACATTTAAGGAATTACGTAAAATGATTACTGCATTAACAACATTTCATAAAGCAGGATTAGACTTGTACGGACAAAGATTCATAGACAGTTTTGCAAAAAATGTTGATAAGAAAATCAAATTGTTAGTGTATGCAGAAAATTGTACACCTGTAAATCCAGACATAAATCAAATAACAATTATAGATTCAAAAGAATTAGTTAAGTTAAATCAATTTAAATCACGTTGGGGCAATGTGCCTAAAGCAAATGGTGAATGTCCGTTTCCAGAAAAACGTCCAAGAGATCATCATAAAAAATTTAAGTGGGACGCAGTACGTTTTGCTAACAAAGTGTATGCAGTGTTTGACGCTGTTGAAAGAAATAACGACAAGTGGACTGTGTGGATTGATGGAGACACATATGTGCATTCCCCTATCAATTACGAACAATTTCAACAACTACTTCCAAGCGATAAGTGGATAACATTTGTTGGAAGAGGTAAAGGATCACAAACTTGGCCCGAGTGTGGATTTTATGGTTTGAATACTGAACACGATACTTGTAAAAGATTTTTAAATGAATTTGAACGTGTGTACCAAGATGCAGACAACGGAATATTCAAACTAGATGAATGGCATGATAGTTATGTGTTTGGTAAGATACTAAATCAGTTAATGCCTATAGATAAAAACTTTCATGATTATTCCCAAGACATATATAATAAAACTGCCAAAACAGGTGGCGGTGGACACCCTTTAATTAATTCTGTATTAGGAAACTATTTTGATCACATGAAGGGCGATAGAAAAAACAAAGGCAAAAGTCAAAAGAAAGATCTGTTGTCTACTCGTGCAGAATCATATTGGAATGAAGTTTAGTTTATTCACAGACAACGGTCCATTAAACAGTCCATTAGTTTGGGAGGCTGTGAAGTCTGGGTTACAACGATTAGGGCACTCTGTAGACGAAAATAATTTAGACACAGATGTTCCTGTGATTTGGTCATTGCTATGGCATGGTAGAATGATGAAAAATAAACCTATTTGGGATAAATTCAGATCTCAAAACAAAAATGTTCTAGTGATAGAAGTGGGTGGAATAAAAAGAAACACAACTTGGAAAGTTGGAATAAACGGAATCAATAGATCAGCAGACTTTGGACCAGCCAACAACGATAGTCAAAGAGCACAACAATTAGGTATCGAATTAAGACCATGGAGTACAGACGGAGAACACATACTGATTTGTTTACAACACATCAAAAGTGAACAGTGGAAAGATATGCCTGCATTGGATCAATATGTAATCGATACCGTAAAAAATATAAGACAACACACAGATAGAAAAATTATAGTCAGACCTCACCCTAGATGTCCTTTAAAAAATTTGCCTGTGCTCGATAACGTTGGTTACGAGATTCCCAAACAGATTGCTAACACATATGACGATTTTAATTTAAATTTTACCAATGCTTGGGCAGTTGTAAGTCATAGCAGTAATCCCGGTGTTCATGCTGTACTCAATGGAATACCTGCTTTTGTAAGCGAACAAAGTCTAGCATACGATGTTGCAAACACAGATTTTAGCACCATTAACAGCCCAAAGACCCCCAATAGACAGCAATGGCTGAATGATTACACACATACTGAATGGACCATTGAGGAAATTGCACAAGGCATTCCATTTTCTAGATTGACTTTTTAACCAAAATCCTTTATACTATTGGTATGCGTTCAATTACCATAGAAGAGTGTTTAGAAGCAATGGCGGGACTTACTGTCAATGCTACTGTGACTCCTGCTTTTATTGTGTTGGACAGAGATAAAAAGATCATTTTCGACATAGCAAAAAAGGTTTTCAAAGGATCAGCATTAACTGATAGACAACTGGAAGCAGTAAAAAAAATATTAATCACACGATACAAATCCCAATTTAAGATACGTGGTATAGATTTAGAAAACAGTGTGAACAATCTTAGACAACCATTAAGACACTTGGATAGAACCGAGTATATGCGATTAGAAGAAGGCTCTAAATATTTAGAACCGTTTTGGTCAGGATTTACACCACAAAAAGTGATTGTAACTAGATTTCCATTCAATATGACATATTCAAAAACTATCACAGAAGTTAAGAAATTACTAGGTCCCACAATTAGTAGATACTATTCACAAAAATTAAAAGACAAATACATATTGCCTTACACAGAAAAAGTTACACACAGACTTTTAACCAAATTTAAAAACAAAATAAAAGATATAGATCCGGTATTGCTTGATGTTTATGATCAATGCGAAAAAATTTATAAAAAATCCGATCAGTATGTGCCAGGAATTTATAATTATCAAATTAAAAACAGTTCCGAAACTGTAACAAAATATCATCAAGAATATTTTGGTGATCCTGTTAAAGAAAATTTGTATCTGTATTATGATAGAAAAGAAAAATTAGGATTAAAACACTTTGACCAAAAAGAATTAGCACAGTCGACACACAGTTTATCTGCATTAAGTAAAGCAATATTGGAACGACAGTGGCCTCGAATAAATTTAGATTTAAAAAAATGGCCCATGGAACAAGTAATCGAAACCATTACAGAATTGAGAAGATTTCCGTTACTGGTAATTATTAGCGGTTCCACTGAAAAAGAATGTCTAGCAGATTTGCATAGCACACACAAACTGTTTAAAAACATTATACCAAATAATGAAATTGCTGTAATGGCAAGATGCAAAAACTCAACAACTTTTGGTAAAGAATTTAATGACTACATCAAAGATAATCAATTAAATAATTCACTTGCAAAATCAACAAAAATAGTGTATATTACTAGTAAGAAGATTCCAAAGCCATTACTGACATCTGAATGGGAATCAGAAGCAGTACTAATTTGTGATAACACTAGAAATTATTCTAAGGTAGACAAATACGTTGGCACAATTGATTTACAATTACAAATCAATGGTCAAGATAGTTTTTGGAGTCAAGTTCATTTTGGAGCAGACACTGTATGAGATGTAAAATTATAATCACAGATGAAGTCAATGTAAAAATTGAAGGATTGCCTGTTGATGTTAGAAGAAAGATTGCTAACAAACTAAAATTTTCAGTTCCTTATGCAAGGTACTTACCACAATACAAACTGGGACGATGGGATGGTAAGGTTGGTTTCTTTGGTTTAGGTGGTAATGGATACGTTAATCATTTGGATAAAATTATAGAATATCTTAACGAATCGGGTGTTGAGATAGAAGAAGTAGATGACAAAAGAGAAAAGTTTGATTTAACATTTGATAAAGTTACTAAAGATTTTTTTGCAAGTAAGTCGTGGCCCAAAGGTCACATATGCGAAGGTCAACCAATCGAACTGAGAGATTATCAAGTTGATGTAATTAATAATTTTATTAAAGAACCACAAAGTTTACAGGAAGTTGCCACTGGTGCTGGTAAAACAATTATCACAGCGGCATTGAGTAGTATATGCGAAAAATTTGGACGTACTCTAGTAATTGTGCCCAACAAAGGTCTTGTGACTCAAACAGAAGAAGATTATATCAATGTTGGTTTAGATGTTGGTGTTTACTTTGGAGATAGAAAAGAATTAAACCGTACACACACAATTTGTACTTGGCAAAGTTTAAATGTTTTAGATAAAAAATCTAAAGCAGGCGAATCTGTTTTGACATTGTCTGATTTTTTAGAAGGTGTTAAAACTGTTATTATAGACGAAGTTCACCAAGCCAAAGCAGAAGTTCTTAAAAAATTATTAACACAGCATCTAAAAAATGCTCCTGTAAGATGGGGGTTAACAGGCACAGTGCCTAAAGAACAATTTGAATTTCAAAGTATATTAGCAAGTATAGGTCCTGTTGTTAATCAAATATCAGCAAAAGAATTGCAAGACAAGGGTGTATTATCTACATGTCATGTGAATGTTGTACAACTGATCGATACCGAAGTTCATACAAATTATCAAGAAGAATTAAAATACTTGGTCACTAATGAAAAAAGAATAGAATACATTGGCAAGATGATTAATAAAATTAAAAGCGGAGGAAACACTCTTGTGTTGGTTGATAGATTAACAGCAGGAAAGAGCTTGAGCGAAATAGTAGATGATAGTGTGTTTGTTCAAGGAGAAACCAAGTTGGTAGACAGAAAAGAAACTTACGATACAATCAAAGAAGGCACTAACAAAGTTATCATAGCAACTTATGGTGTAGCCAGTGTGGGTATTAACATACCAAGAATATTCAATCTAATATTAATTGAGCCAGGCAAGTCGTTTGTTAGAGTGATTCAATCAATTGGAAGAGGCATACGTAAGGCAGAAGACAAAGACTTTGTGCAGATATGGGACTTAACTTCAAGTTGTAAATTTGCTAAAAGACATTTAACACATAGAAAAAAATTTTATAAGGATGCAAATTATCCTTTTACAATAGAAAAGTTGGATTGGACAAAATGAGAATAGCAGGAGCACAAATACCAGTAACAAATGATGTGAAAACAAATGCTGAAGCAATAATGAAAGCATGCGAATGGGCAGTAGAAAACAAAGTAGATTATTTGTTTACACCTGAAACATCATTGAGTGGATACAACACACCAGCATTTACTTTGAACACTTGCAAAGAAACTGAAGATGCAATGGCAAAATTAGTAGAGTATGCTTCAAGCAACAAGTTGGGATTGATCATAGGAACACTTTGGTTAGACGACAAAGATAAAATTAATGGTGCTTACTTTGGATTCAAATCAAATCAATTAAGATTTTACAATCAAGAAGGAGAATACATTGGGTCTACGAAAAAAACTAAAATTGTAAGTTTTGATTCAGATTGTGAAAAAGAAACTAAAACTCCAGTTATTACACTTACAGCAGGAGAAGAAAAACTGAAAATTGGTGCTCTTATCTGTAATGATCTTGTAGGAAATTATTATTGGGGAGGCGAAAATCTTGCTAGTAAACTTCAACAAGAAGAAGTTGCTTTAATAATTCATGCCAGTAACACACAAAAAGATCAAGGCAAACACATCAAATTAATACATGACAAATTTCATGACGCTTGTATGCAGTTTGTATCATATGCCACTAACACACCAATATTAAGTGTTGACAATCCTTGGCATATACATGGCTCAGAGTCAGAAGACGGTACATCGTTTACATCAGGAATTTATCTTCCATTAGAGGCAAAATATCAGGCACCCAACACAGGCACTCACTACTTTTATTACGATCACAGCGACATAACTCATTCATTTATGGAAGGAACAAACAAATGAAAATATTAACAGTGGAAAATACTCCATACGATCTAGACAAGATGCCGCACACAGTATCAGACGATATGGCATTCAGTGTGTTAGATAACAGTAATCCAAAAGAACCAGATTTCTTTTTCTTGCCATTGATTTACATTGAATCTTTCAATGCTCCGGCAATAGTTTTAGATATTGGTGGTAAAGAGATTACTATGCCATTAGATTGGAGCATAGCCGTGGGAGACAAAGAAGACAGTAACACAGTTGAAGTTGTGCCGTTAACCAGTATTGCAGACAGAGGATTTTCAGCATTTATTTTTAATCCGTTAACTGGATTCAAAGCAGACTTTTTTGAAGTTAATGTTATAAATTTTTACAACGATGTTAAATGGTATTTTCCAAAAATAAAAAACAATCAACTGCTATCAATACCGTTAACAAATACAAAAAAACCAGATTGTGCTTTTTTTGTAAAAGATATTTCAAGACAGTGTGAAAGTATAGAATACACGTCATTATTATAATGCCAAAAAAAAAAGAACCTGCAATGATTTACGAGAGTCCCGATGGCGGAGCAACAGTGTATGCACGACCAATTAATGGCAAAGGTGAGCGGGTGTTGATTGAAGAACCAAAATACCCAGACTGGCATTTGACAGAATTAGAGATAAGCCAAGTTGTAGATTATGCATCTGAAGGAAACAAGTCTTTACAAATACAGTTAAAGAAGTTAAAATTAATATATAATTTAATTAGAGAAGACAGATGGTAAACAACACTAACAAACTACCTTTAAAAGATATATTGGCGGCTATCGACATGAATGCTAAAAATGTATGGAACGACTTGTCTGATGACGAACGCAAACAGGTATCGTTTTATCTGTTGAACAGATATGCCAGTGCTATCAAAGGTACATCAGAAGAAAAACAATTACAAATATTTAAAACAAATCAGTATTACAATAAACATTTTTTTACATTATCCAAACACAAAAAACTATTATGGTATTTGCTTTGCATGACTGCTAATGATACGAAATCAATAAAATATCACGAATGGATTGGATACAAACAAAAAGGTAGTAACAGTACAGCAAAAGCAATGAAGTTTTTAGAAAAATTATATCCATCTAGAAAACAAGACGAATTAAGATTACTGGCAAGCATCAACTCAACTAAAGAATTAAAACAGTTAGCAGAAGATTCAGGAATGACGAAAGAACAAATTAAGAAAACATTTTAATGATTGAAAAATTATATTCGTGCAAATATTGTAACGCAAAGTTTGCCAAAGAAAAAACATTGACTGTGCATATGTGTGAACAAAAAAGAAGATTCACACAAAAAGACGAACGCAGAGTACAACTAGGATATCAAACGTTTGTAAGATTTTATGAATTGTGTCAAAAATCTAGTAAACCAAAGTCGTATGAAGACTTTTGTAAATCTGCTTATTACTCAGCATTTGTAAAATTTGGCAGTTTTATTAGTAATGTTAAACCGTTGTATCCAATGAAATACATCGATTATGTTGTGACATCTGGTGTAAAATTAGATCACTGGTGCAGAGAGGAAATGTATCTAAAATATGCAGGTGATTTGATTTTGAGAGAACCGGTTGAAACAGCCATGGAAAGATCAATTAAAACAATGATGGATTGGGGAGATGAAAAACAAGCACCGTGGGGAGATTATTTTAGATATGCAAGTCTAAACAGAGCGGTGATCGATGTTAAAGATGGAAAAATATCTCCTTGGTTAATATTAAATTGTAAAAGCGGTAAAGAAATGATGAGGAAGTTTAATGATGAACAGTTGCAGATTATATATCCAGTTATGGATCCGTCACATTGGGCACTTAGGTTTAAGAGATTACCTGCTGATGTTGAAATGGTGAAAGAAGTTATAAAGGAGGCAAAACTATGATCAAAGAACACAACGTTGTTCCATTGTTTGGGATACCACTTTGTCAAACACAAATACAACCTTACGAAGAAAGTGAAAAGTTTTTAAAAGAAAAAATAGAATACGTTGAACGATCACACAAAGTATCATACATATCTAAAGATGATTATGTACTAGATAATGAAAACTTGATGCCACTCAAAAATGAAATTGAAACACAGGTAAGCGAATTTATGCACGGATATTTAGACATACACGAAAAACATAAATTTGTTATCACAACAAGTTGGTGTAATAAATATGAACATAACCATTTTATACAGGAACATTATCACAGTAACAGTTTAGTATCTGGAGTATTATTTTTATCAGACTGCCAAGACACAGCAAATATTGTGTTTCACAAAGATAAAAATCATACAAATATTTTTACAGACACAGTTAAACTGGATCACAAAGATGAATTTGATTATGTTAATAAAAGAAGTTATCTTTATCATCAATCTAAAATGGCAATTAGTCCAAAGAAATGGGATTTAGTTATGTTTCCAAGTTTTTTAAATCACAGTGTTGAAGCCAACACTAGCACAACTAATGTGAGATACACAATGTCGTTTAATGTTTGGGTTAAAGGTGAAATAGGTGGCGGACACAGTAAATTGGTATTATAATGTTTGATGTAGATATAGACTTTGCAGATAGAAACGTGTTATTAGAAAAACTAAAACACAGAGTTGCTAAATTAGAAAGTGGAAAAAAACACAACACAGGTGTTTACTTCACAGAGATTCCACATGATCCTGCAACTAATCTATCTACTTTAGATTATGAAACTGCTGAAAATAGAAAATATTTTAAATTGGATTGTTTGAATGTTAGTATCTATAAAGATGTCAAAGACAATGATCATTTGATCAAGTTGATGACAACAAAACCAATGTGGGAATTGTTAGAAGCGAAAGAATTTAGTGATCAAGTCTTTCATTTAAACGGACATACTGAAATATTAAAAACATTAAAACCAAAAAATATAGAACAATTAGCGGCTGTATTAGCAATAATTCGTCCAAGTAAAAGATACCTTCTACACAAAGATTGGAACACAATAATGCAAGAAGTATGGACAAAGCCGACCGATGACAAATACTTTTTTAAGAAATCTCACGCAACATCATATGCATTCGCAGTGGTGGTACACATGAATCTTATCTGTGAACAATTAACTTGATTATTTAGGTTTACGAACTAGTTGAACTGATTTTCTCTTACTTCGTTTCATAGCAAGATTGTTAAGACTTGTGACAGGACCTATCTTTACATTGACATCTTTCGTGTTCATCATCATCAGACACTCGCGAAATTTGATTAATTCTTTACGTAAAAATATACCCATTGGGATCATTCTGTTGCTTTCCCACCACCAAGTTTGACATAAACTCATAAACTCTTCCTTGGCATTTGCATGTATTTCTTCGTACACATAAATGGAGGTGATGGAGTTATCTTGGTTGTTGATTACCCCAACATACTCTTTTCCGCCGTATTCGACGACTGAGATAAACGGAAAGTTCTTTTCGATGTCGTTTAATAGCATTTTAATATCAATAAATACATAAGATTATGCAACTTGTTTCGAAATATTTATTAAATAACAATGTAACTCTTACCGCAAACCTGGCAGGAGAAATAACGGAGTATAGATCAGTGTATCAAAGAAATTTAAACATCGCTAAAGGAATAGACAACCCAATTCAGTTCAATGTGCTTAATGCAGATCAGAAACCTGTATCTATATTGAACACATATACGCCCAAGTTTCAATTGTATGATGAAAATAACAGATTAATAGTATCAAGAGACGGTACTGTGATTGAAACTTCTACTCCCAGCAAAGTGGGACATTTCACAGTTACAATAACAGAAAATGACTTATTAAACATTAAATCACAATACATGCACTACACAGTGTATCTACAAAAAAATTCTGATTCAACAAAAACTATATTGCACAGTGGTGTAAATTTTGAAAATAAAGGCACAGTGTACATCAGCACAGAAGAGTTCCCAGGTCCAGTTGACTCGTACTCTGTGACAACATTCATCGAAGACAACCCAGGTTCGGGTGTGTTCGTTTCAGAAACAGTAACAGCAGAACCAACCATAAATGGTAATTCAGCATTGCACACTGTGGCTTATTATCTTGACGAAGCAGTTGGTGACATAGTTGTACAAGGCACCCTTGCCAATCAGATTGATGGAAACACATTTTGGACAGACATTAATACATTCGCATCCACAGATGCAAATAACTTGAAATATGTAAACTTCAATGGAGTGTACAGTTATTTGAGATTCAAACACACACTGACTTCTGGTAGTGTTACCAAAATATTAATTCGAAATTAATTGACTTTTATCACATTTTAACTTATAATAACAGCATGAACATTGTGCTTGACGTTTTACAAACTTATCTTCCTGCCAAAAGAAAACAAACACCTAGTGGTTGGGTGGCTTTTAATGCACCGTGTTGTGGACACAATGGAACAACTCCTGACACTAGACAAAGAGGTGGATTGATTGCTAAGGCAGACGAGAGTGTGAGTTTTCATTGTTTCAACTGTGGATTTAAAACGAGTTGGCGTATTGGGAGAAACTTATCTTATAAAATGAAAAAATTTATGAGGTGGTTGAATATGCCCGATGATGTAATCACAAAACTAGCACTTCAAGTTTTACAACAAAAGACAGATGATACAGGATTCAAGTCAATTGTCACACTTCCAAAATTTACAATTAAAGAACTTCCGCCCAAAGCAAAACCAATATACGAGTGGGCAACATACAAAGATTTAGAACCCAGTGGAGTTGATAAAGATTTATTTTCTGTGATGGAATACATTGCTAAAAGAAAATTAACACTCGATGATTATGATTTTTACTGGAGTCCTGAAGCAGGATTTAGAGATAGATTAATCATACCTTTTATTCATCAATCAAAAATTGTGGGATACACAGCCAGGAAAGTTGTGGAAAGCAAAGTGAAATATTTGTCAGAACAACAACCAGGATATGTGTTTAACACAGATGCACAAGATGATGATAGAAAATATATTGTAGCAATGGAAGGACCTATCGATGCTATTGCCGTTGACGGGATTGCGTTACTGGGTAGTGAAATTAAAGAACAACAATCAACATTGGTAAACAGTTTAGGAAAACATGTGATTGTGGTTCCTGACAGAGATGACGCAGGACAAAAATTAGTTTGGGATAGTTTCGAAGCAGGCTGGAGTGTGAGTATGCCGGATTGGGACCAAGATGTCAAAGACGTCAACGATGCTGTGTGTAAATATGGTAGACTTCATACATTGTATACAATAATAAAGAATGCTGAAGATTCACAACTAAAAACTAAACTAAGGATGAAAAAATGGTTCGCATAAAGAATTTTTTAAAAAAAGCGATCTCAATTTTGTTTTTTCCTATCACTAAACTTGTAAACTACATCAAGTACAAGAAGAAGATTAGAGAATTGCAAAAGAGAGACCCGTTCATATACAAGTAGAATGTATTACGTTTTAGAAGGAATACATAAAGACCCAATGGATATGAAAACATTGGACAACAAAACAAAAAAGGAATATGGTCCTATGAATAAAATAAAAGCCAACGAGTTAGCAAAATCGCTGATTCAAAGAAACATTGATGACTTTTATCACAGAGCATGGGTAATTGAAAGATGATCATTTGGGGAATAACAGGAAATAATCACGATGCTAGTTTGGCAGTGATGGAATGGAAGGTAAAAGGATTAACGCCTAATTACCATCTTAGATTAAAATGGGCAGGCATGAGCAAAGATTTTAGTGGAGTTGCTGGAGATCCAACGTTGTGTCCTAAACTAATGGCAGAAGTAAGAGCAAATCCTAAATGGGCCTACCCTGCAAAGATTTATTTTTATGAAAAGCCTTGGAAGAAAACTATGAGACAACTGATTGCAGGACAAGGTTGGAAATGGAAAGAAAATGATATTAAAAAGTTTTTGGCAAAATCTGGTGTACACAATGTTCCTATAGAATATGTTGATCATCATCATAGCCATGCGGCATATGGATATTACACATCGGGATTTAAAAATGCGGCAGTTATTGTTTTAGATTCGATTGGTGAGTTTGAAACATTTACTATTTGGCACGGCAGAGGTACCAGGTTGGAGAAGAAGTACACACAACGTTATCCACACAGCATAGGTTTATTTTATTCAGCAATGACACAAAGATGTGGATTCAAAGCAAACGCAGAAGAATACAAATTAGAACAATTGGCGAAAAAAGGTAATTGGAGAAAGTATCATAGAATGATGATGGAAGAAATTATAGACACTAGAATGCCTTTCAAAACAAGAATAAATCTGCATAGAGGTTGTAATTGGTGGAGACCAGAATTAAACACAGAAGAAGACATGGCTGATCTAGCCGCAACTACACAGCACATTTTTGAACAAGTGTTGATGTGTGCAAGTTCGTGGATACAGATGCATATCAACACATCAAACATTATTTTGGTAGGCGGATGTGCATTGAATAAAACTGCTGTGAGTAAATTAAGTGCAGTTTGGGATGATATATGGGTGCCAACAAATCCTGGTGATCCTGGATCGTGTATAGGTGCAGTGTGTGCCAAATATCAAAAGCACATTGACTTTCACGGAAAAATGTGGTATAATAAGGACAATGGTGAAACAAAATAAAGACTACGGTTACGAGATACAGAAACTGTATCTTGAAATGATGTTGTGTGACGCAGAAACATTTGTGCGTTGTCAATCCATATTTGATTACACACTGTTTGATAGAAAACTTCAAGAAACAGCAGACTTTGTTAACAAATATGTAGCAGAATACAACTCATTGCCAACATACGACATTGTGAACAAGTCGTGCAATATTGAATTAAAGCCAGCAGAAAGTTTGACTGAAGAACATTTTAATTGGCTATTAGACGATTTTGAAACATTTATCAGACACAAAAGTTTAGAAAGAGCAATTTTAAAAAGTGCCGATATGTTAGAAAACGGCGAGTACGGTCCTGTTGAAGAATTGGTCAAGAAGGCAGTACAAATAGGATTACACAAAGATATAGGAACAGATTATTTTGACGATCCCAAAGCAAGATTGATGGGGTTGAAAGATCAAAATGGACAAGTGAGCACAGGCTGGACAACATTAGACAGAAAACTGTTTGGCGGATTTAACAAAGGTGAACTTAACATTTTTGCTGGTGGATCAGGAGCAGGTAAGAGTTTGTTCCTTGCAAACTTAGGTTGTAATTGGGTATTAAATGGATTGAATGTTGCATACATAACTTTTGAATTAAGTGAAGCACTAGTAAGTATGAGATTAGATTCTATGCTGACTGATGTGCCTGCTAGAGAAATATTTAAAGATTTAGATGGTGTAGAAATGAAAGTTAAACTGCTTGGTAAAAAATCAGGCAAGTTTCAAATCAAATACATGAGCAGTGGTAAGAACACAAACGATTTAAGAAGTTATATCAAAGAATATGAAATTAAAACTGGCAGTAAACTAGATGTTATACTAGTTGACTATTTGGATCTCATGATGCCAATCAATAAAAAAGTATCACCGGCTGATCTTTTTGTAAAAGACAAATTTGTTTCTGAAGAATTAAGAAACTTATCAATGGAATTAAATGTAATATTTGTAACAGCATCACAGTTGAACAGAGGTGCAGTTGAAGAAATAGAATTTGATCATTCGCACATAGCAGGAGGGTTAAGTAAAATACAAACTGCTGACAATGTGTTTGGTATATTCACATCAAGAGCGATGCGTGAGCGTGGTAGATATCAAATACAATTAATGAAAACCAGATCATCTAGTGGTGTTGGTCAAAAGATTGATTTAGAATTTGATATAGACAGTTTAAGAATTAGAGATTTAGCAGAAGACGAGTCGGGACAAAATTACGGTAGTGGTGGTGGTAATAGTACCATATACAATTCATTGAAAAAAACTTCAACAGTTATAGAAGATAATGCAACTGATTCGCCAGAACCTCAAGAAAAAGTTCCTAATCCTACAAAGGGAGAGTCGTTGCACAAAGCCAATACAGATAATACAGATCAAACAAAATTAAGGGACTTTTTAAAGAACCTTGATGACGAATAAATCATACAAAAGAATAGTAATACCCAAAGGTTTAGACTTAGGAACCAGTAGACGTACCTGTCTTCAATTGGCAAATACAATCAGTATAAGATCTGGTTTAGAAATATTTTCAGATGTTGAAAATATTCAACAAGGAGATTTGGTAATACTTGGCGGTGTTGGTGGACATGATGGTTTTCAAAAGTATCATGAGTCTTTTCAAGAAAAAAATATCGATTATGTGAACGTTGAAAAAGGATATTGTAATTGGTGGAAACCGGTTTACTGGAGAGTTACATTCAACGAAAATCAAATTTTAGATATAAAAGGTGAATACACCAACGAGCGATTTGTCAAATTTAAACTAAAAATAAAACAGTGGCAAATGGGGGAACAAGTATACATCGTTGCTCCTAGTCAAAATGGATTAGAAGTATATGGCATTAAACAAAATGTAGATCAATGGATAGAATCCACTACACAAGAAATTAAAAAACACACAAACAGACCAATCAAAATTAGAAAAAAGATGCCTAAGAAAGCAAGAGGTTCAAGAGGTTTTTGTAATTCTTTAGAAAACATTTACTGTGTGGTCAGTTTACACACCATGGCAATGACCGAAGCACTACGAGAAGGATGTCCTGTAATCAGTCTTGTGCCAGGCTGTGTAAAAGATTACAGTGTAAACTCAATTGATAAAATTAACAACTTGTACTACCCAGAAAACAGACAATACCTGTTCAACTGTTTAACCAATTTACAATTCAACTCTGACGAATTAATATCCGGTGTTGCTTGGGACACCATGAGCAAATACTACGGAATCAGCATCAGCAAACAAGCCTAGAGGCGGACAGCAAAATTCCGCAAAGCGGTAACGCAGAAATTTCAAATCCGCGAAGCGGTAAGCACAGCGATTTCGGCAAGCAATTTTAATCTATGATTTTTCTTTTGACGCCTCGTCTTTTGACATCAAGTGTGCTACAATGTATTCCACCGTCCCAAAACAAATAGTGTCTTTGTGGCACAACGTGACAGTCTATGTGTAAGGACTTCAGTTTTGCAAACAGTTTGGGTATGTGTCGTGCAAACACAATGTTGTTTCTGTCTATCACTAACACATTGAGATCAAAGCAAACTTCTTGACTGTAACCTCTCCAATTCTCCAAGTACTTGTCTATCCAAGCAATGTCCATTTTGTTTTTGGCTTCTGCATAATCTTGTACATATCTGTCCATTTTTAGTTCAGGCAAACAGTCACTCACATCAATCAACTGTTTGTTGTGTAAGCATTCAGGTACCCATTCCTTGCCTGCGTGTATCACTGTGTCATCATCTATCATGATGAAGCCGTGGTCAATGTGACCAAAGCCATTGAATCTTGTGCCGGCATTGTGATGAAATTTATACTCACTCAGTTCACGTTTGCACCATTCTAAACCTGAAGTTGTGCCGGGTCCTTCGTGATTCACAATGATGGAATCGCCCGCTTTGTACATGGTGGCAGTGTGCCACAACACTCTGTCCATCAATTTTTCTTTGTAGGTTTTATCGTTCACAAACCAATCATCTTGGTTGTTCAAGTCCATCAACATGGGTGCTGGTTGGCTGATCCAACGATGACCTTGTTGAAACAACTGTTCAAATATTTTGTAATAACTGACGGAGTCAAAGTACCTGTCTGTGTAACTGGTGTAGGTTTGTATCACAGTGTTGCCCATTACCAGCAAGGCATCTCTAGGCACAACAGGTGCTATGGGAAACTGCACATTGAACTCAGGCATCTGCGTGTGATCATGATGTTTGTACACATTGGGTCGCATGACTTCAATGTTGCCTTGTTTGAGAAAGTCTGCCAACTGATCCAGGTCTTGTTTGGTCTCTTCTAAAATTTTATTGAACTGCGAGGCATTGTGATTAGTCAACAAGTGACTGATTTGTTCTGGAGTGTATGTGTCTCCCACTATCACTGACTCCAACGGATCGTATTCTGTGTATATCAT